AGCTCGCAAGAAATATAAAGCACCTTGGTGGAACTTTGGTTGGTTCCGTTTGCGTCTTTGGCGTAGTAAGCAAGCCGGTCTCGATAATCTCGAATGGCAGCGCGCCCTTCGTTGGAAAGAGACCGAGGTAGGAGAGGATAGTCCTAACTTAGGTAAACTCACCCCTCAGGCAATTAACGCACAAGAAATTTTAGATCTCTACACTTGGTGGACTGAAGTATATCCCAAGCGCCCAGATCCATATGATGCATCTGGTTGGACAGAGTATTGCGAAAAGATTCGTATTCTAAATGATGGTCGTATATTCGGATCGAAAAAGACTCCTGAGCTAGAGGAAATGGCTAGCATCGCTCTGGCCAAGTCTACCGAGATCGAACAAGCCTATGAAAAAGAAGACGAAGATATGATGATTCGTCTCATTAAAGTACGTAATTCACTCTGGACATAAAATAGTTGCCTTTAATTTTAAAGGCGTATATAATATCCCTGTAGATAAGGGAAAGTAAAATTATGAAAATTGCAGTGTGTTCTGACCTTCACCTTGAATTTGGTACCATCGATCTTACTAATGATGATGGTGCTGATGTGTTAGTTCTTTCTGGGGATATCCTAGTAGCAAAAGATCTTACTCAATATTCAGAAATCCTTCAAGGATCTCGATCAAATAAGTTTCATGAATTCTTTCAGCGCTGTAGTGAACGATTTCATAACGTAGTCTATATTGCTGGTAATCATGAACACTATCATGGCGATTTTCAAGAAACATATAAGATTCTAAAAGAGCATTTGGAGTATCTGGATAATGTGCATGTCTTGGATAACGAGGTTGTTGAGATTCAGGATGTTACCTTTGTGGGTGGCACTCTTTGGACGGATCTAAACAAACGTGATGCTCTTACTCTATGGCATATTAAGAGCTGCATGAATGATTTTCGTGTCATCAAGAATGGTACGATGAAAAATCGTGTACCTTTGTATAAGAGAGACAGTACAGGAAGTTATGTAGTAGATGAGCTTAACCGTAAGGTACAAGAAGGTACTAAGTTTAAAGACCTTCCTAAGGTGTTTACTCCTGAAGACTCAGTAGAAGCACATGAAACGTTTCGCGCCTATATTCGGCTGGTAACTGAAGATCAGTCTAAGAAGTTTGTGGTAGTAGGTCACCATGCACCCTCCAACCTTTCTATTCACGACATGTATAAGCACGATACACTCATGAACGGTGCTTACTACTCTGACCTTTCTGAACTGATGCTAGATCGTCCAAACATCAAACTATGGACTCACGGACATGTTCATAATTCGTTTGACTATATGATCGGTGAAACTCGAGTATTGTGTAATCCTCGTGGGTATGTTGGACATGAACAACGTGCAAAAGAGTTTAAACTCATAACAGTGGAGATTTAAAATGGCATTGAATCTGATTACTACTTTCTTTAGCGCAGACTTTACGCTCAAAGCAGAAGTCTATCGTGATAAAAAGATTGGTCGTGTGTTAGTAAAGTGTATGGAAGAGGTTGGTGATAGTTGGAACCTAGTTACCGAAATGGGAGCAAGTACTCTTGATGAGGGACAGGATAAGGCAGAAGACTTTGTAGAGAAATGGAGATAATATGGCACTAGTTCTTGTAGAATGTATCAGTCAATATCGTATGCGATATGTTGTAGAGGCTCCAGACACCCACCCTGAGTATGCGCTCGATACAGTTGTGTGCGAAGAAGCAAAAGAATTCAGTCAACACTGGCTGGGTGAAACTATTGTCTCCCATCGTAAAGTCAGCGCACAAGACATCATGAAGATGTTGGATGAGGATAATGGCTATTGCAAGGAATGGTCTGACGATCATAAGATTAAAACGTTTATTACTCTAGAAAGCGATCTAAAAAAATGAAAGTTTTAATATGAATATTGGATTCGCTGGCTTACTTGCTATTGTGTTCATTACGCTAAAACTACTTGATGTCATTACATGGTCATGGGTATGGGTACTCGCTCCTATTTGGTTATCTGTCCTTTTATGGTTCACTCTCTTTTTTCTTGTATTATGGTCTAATGGTTCAATATATCTAAGGAAGAGAGGTAAGAAATGAGAAATGACCTCCAACAGAAGCTATACGATGAGTTTCCAAAGATCTTTACCCAAAAAGATCTGTCTCCAATGGAGACTTGTATGTGTTGGGGAATTGAATGTGGTGATGGGTGGTATGACCTAATTAATGATGTATGCCGCTACGCTCAATTCCAAACTGATCACAATAAAGCTCCTCAGATGGTAGCTGTTCAAGTAAAAGAGAAGTTTGGTACTCTGCGCTTTTACTATAACGGTGGTGACGAACGTACTAGCGGTGCAGTATCGTTTGCCGAATTAATCTCTGGTCGTACTTGTGAGGTATGTGGTGAGCGTGGTGAGAGATATAACTCAGGATGGATTACTGTTCGATGTGAAGAGCATAGAGCTAAAAATTAAGATTAAAGATCTAATATTAGCTATATAATTATTAGACCGAAACGTCTCTAAACTACACACAGACAGAGCAACAGCAATTAAAAAAGGAGAACTGTATGTCTAATAAAAATCCGTTTGAACTACGTTTCGATATGCTACAAATGGCAAAAGATCTGGCAATGGAAGAGTGGTATTCACGCCAGCATTTCGATAGAGAAGTATGGGAACAAAAAGTAACTGACGCACGAGAAAATAATCAACCTGCGCCAGAACGTCCAAACAATCCAGCATTCCCGTCTATCGCCGACATTATGCAGAAGGCAGAACAACTAAAAGCCTTCGTAGACAATGTCACAGCACCTACACAAAATCAAAACAACTAATTGAGTGTAATAGGAACATATGTGTCCTTAGGGCCACTGTATGTTCCTTTTTCGTGTTGATTTAAATTAGCAGATCAACTATAATTATAAAATAGGAGATACAAATATGTTATCAACTGTATTGTTGGTAGTAATAGGTATTATCATTGGCTGGCAGCTTCCTCAACCTGAGTGGGCCAAACCAGTAGTGAATGTTGTTATGAAGCCTGTGTTCTGGGCTATTGATAAAGTAAAAGGTGTTATCGGCAAGTAATCGCCTTTAGCTACCTGACTAGTTAATATACACGTACGTATACACAGAAAGAGCTAGTCGAAAGGTAAACAAAAAAGAAAGGAAACTTAGAAATGCGCAAGCTTATTTTTGCTTGCACTTTGTCTCTTTCTGTATTGGTAGCCTTCTCACACAAAGACAAACTTTCTGCAGACACTTACAATAATAATTCGCAAGTGATACACAGTAATACCAATATAAGTCAAAAAGAGGTAGAGTGTTTAGCTCGTAACATTTACTTTGAGTCAGCAGCAGAATCCAGAGATGGAAAGATGGCCGTTGCTCTAGTAACTTTAAATAGAGTGAATGACGGCCGCTGGCCCACTACGGTATGTGGTGTAGTAAATGATAGAAATAAACACACATGTCAATTTTCTTGGGTATGTCAACGAGGGGACAAAGCCCCGGTACCACGAACTGCTCCTAGCTTCATAGAGAGTGAAGAGGTGGCCAAGCTAGTGCTTCGTAACTACTACAAGTTAAAAGACATTACTCTTGGAGCAACCCATTATCATGCTAACTATGTGAGACCTTCATGGGCAAAGAAACAACATCATACAATAACTATAGGAAACCACATTTTTTATCGTCTATGACAAAATTAAAAATTAGCTCAGTGAAAACAACTTCAGAGTTCATCAAAGAAGTTGATAAGATAGTTACTGCTAAAAAATGTGAATACATTGACGCAGTTCTTATCTATTGTGAACAAAACGGTGTGGAGATTGAGACAGCTGCTTCTCTTATTAGAATGTCTTCGAAGATGAAGGCTAAAATTCAAAATGAAGCTGAAGAGTTGAATTATTTTCCAAAGACCGCTAAACTACCTTTATAATGGAAACATATAATGATGAGAGCTATAGTGGAACCATTCGAAGCGTATAAGTTGTATCTTGCCCTCAAGAACCATTTTAGTCAAAGTTCGTACGATTTCTTTAAATACAATGGTAAGGTGAAAGCGAACTATGACTCATTTAATGTTCGTAAGGACAAGTATTTCTTCTACAAGCTTTCGAAGAAGAAAGATGTAGTGCAATACTTAGTCGCCAACTTCATCGATGGAAAGAATCATCAATGGGTTGGCGACCTTGTTCAACATGAAGAAGCAGAAGCTATCTATGCTGAGTGGCAAAGGCGCCAGCAGGCGTTAACATATACGTTTAAGCAAGATATAGAAAAGCTTAAAGAAGATTTTAATAGCAACTTTGTAGTAAAGAACGGACAGCATCCCTTCTTACTCAAACTTGTTTTAAGAAGGGATATCAGTTTAGAGACGTTCATTATTCTAAATGATATTGTACGGTTTACTTCTGTATGGAATAAACACATCGAAGATACAATGGTGTGGCCAGAGTTCTATATGAAATGTAAAAAGTACAGACCGTTTCTTAAGTATGAGATTGCTAAGTTCAAGCAAATACTTAAGGAAAAATATAGTTGATTTATTACGTAAATTGGCTATATAATATGTTCGTTATGGTAAAGTGGACAAGCCGTAATACATCGTTTATACACCGTTATACAGGAGATACAAATGACAACATCATTCGCTTCACTTAAGAAGTCTCGCCAATCTCAATTCGAGAAGCTGACCGGTGAGCTGAGCAAGCTCAATCAAGGTACTCAACAAAATACCAATCAAGAAGACACTCGCTTTTGGAAGCCAGAAGTAGATAAGGCTGGTAACGGTTATGCCGTTATTCGTTTCCTACCCGCCCCGGTTGATGAAGACGTTCCTTTTGTTCGTATTTGGGATCATGGCTTTCAAGGTCCAGGTGGCTGGTATATTGAGAAGTCTCTGACTACTCTCAATCAAAAGGATCCAGTATCCGAGTACAATACTACTCTCTGGAATAATGGCACAGAGGCTGGTAAAGAACAGGTACGCAAGCAAAAGCGTCGCTTATCGTTCGTTTCTAATATTTACGTGGTTAAAGACCCTGCTCATCCTGAGAATGAGGGCAAGACATTCCTCTACAAGTATGGTAAGAAGATCTTTGATAAGCTTAACGATCTAATGAACCCTGAGTTCGAAGACGAGAAGCCTGTCAATCCTTTTGACTTGTGGGAAGGTGCAAACTTCAAGCTTAAAATTCGTCAAGTAGAAGGCTATCGCAATTACGATAAGTCTGAATTTGATTCACCATCTGCATTGATGGATGATGATGAAGCGTTGGAAAAGCTTTGGAAGCAAGAACACTCTCTTCAAGCATTCCTAGACCCGAAGGAGTTTAAATCTTATGATGAGTTGAAGACTCGTCTGTATAAGGCTCTTGGTCTAGATGGCTCAGCTAAGGTTGAGTCAAAGGCAAACGATGAAAGTGCGCCGTGGGATGAGCCAGAAGAGAAGTTTGAGAAGCCAGTCAAGGCTGCTCAACCTGCTAAAACCGCTCGTGTGAAGATGGAAGAAGAAGATGACGATATGGAGTTCTTTAAGAAGCTTGTCGATGATGACGAGTAATTAAGCCGATCCATAGGCGTATTGTCTATCGCTAACAGTGCCGCCGAAGTAAACCTCATTGGTTGAAACGGCGGCATTTATTGTGGTCGAAGTATCTACAAAGGCTACCTCTACAACAGGTTTAGCTCTTTCTTCTTCTAATGCTTGAGTGTTGCGGGAAAGATTATCAATTTGTATTGCTTGTCCTGCCTTGTTTTCAAGAACAGATAATAGTGATCTCTCACCCGTACCGGTCATCATATTGCCGGTGACAGCACCTCCAGTACCTCTACCAATATTAGTATT